TACACTGCACCTTTTCCCTCTACTGTAAATAAACATTTCATCTCTTCTTCTCCTTCCTGTTCGATTCCTGTATTCTGGTTATTTTTTTGTTCGCTGCATGCAGACGCTCTACTGTCGATCGCCTTTGCAATCAGCTCCGCAATTCCTTTTGTACCTAAATTTCGATATCTGGCCACATCACCTGTGCCAGTGCAGAATAATGTCTCCACGATCATGCCAGGCATATTAGATGCATTCAGATCATGATAGCCTGAACTGTACTTTACACCACGGTTAGCAAATCCTTTATTTGCGAAATTCTGGCAGATATTGCTTGCGATCGTGTTCATTGTCTGGTTAGATGCATCGTATAACCACACCTCTGTACCGCCGGCTGACGCCGCTCCTGCCGCATTCATGTGCAAGGTGACATAGATATCACATCCTGCCCCATTCGCCTTATTTGTGCCGTCAGACAGCTCGCCAGACACATTGGATGCGTTGGAATTGCAATCAACCACAGTATGACCGACAGCCTGCAACATTGGTGCAAGCTCATTGTAAATCTTCCGCACTTCTGCCTGCTCATCGATCAGACCAATCGCGCCCTTACAATTTGGGGAATGCCCTCCCCTTAAGCCAATTTTCATTCTTTCTCTTCCTCCTGCTCTTCTGTTTCAAATGCTTTTTCCAGTTCCTCTACGGATACTCTGCCAAATTCGTTCTGTTCGCTCATGTTCTCACCTCCTACCGTGCGATGTCGCACAACAAAAGAGAGCCTGTTTCCAAGCTCTCCAGAATCTATTTATATGTAAGCGCCCGATCTGAATCTCCTGTTCCCGGTGTTGTTGGGTCTACCACTACACCAAGGATTGCCAGAATCGCAAAGAGTGCATTGATTACAGTCAATAACTTATCTCCAAGGTCTCCAAGGTCGATGGTAAGACCAAACACTGCCGCAATTGCCTGTATCAACAGTAAGATTGCCGGGATCAGCGCTACCCAGAAAGCCTTGTTTTTAATTCTTACAATCCAGTTAATCTTCTTCATTTTTCATTCTCCTTTTTACAAATACATTGCTACTACAGCCCCGATCACGGCTCCGATCAGTGCTGTCACGACCCCATCCCACCGTTTGGCTGGTGTCTGCTCCAGATGCGTCACTTTTGCGGTTAACTGCACCAGCGTCTGGTTCATAAAGCCGACCTCTTTGGTCAACCCCACCATTTCCTGTGCTAATTGATGTACCACGCTCACAACGTCCTCTGCTTCTTTCATTCGATGCTTTAATGAGCCGATTTCTTTTCCGTGCTCTGCAAGTTTCACTTCTACTTCATTTTCTGTCATGTTTTCCCTCCGGTTTTTTAAGTATAAAAATAAGACCATCACGGTCTTGCTCTAATCTCCATATTCGCTCCTTTAATCAATCATCTGTAATCCACGTGAACGTTGCGTGACGTTCTGTCCATCCGGCATTCTCCACATAAATCTTGATCCCCCCATCTTTTCCTATACCGTATCTTCCCGTTCCAAATATGTTAGGTCCTGAAACTTCACTATAGGGAGCAAAGAAATCCATAACCGGTCGATATCCTACTGGAATTTTCACTTCGTTGAATGGCCCGTATTCGCCACTTCCCGGAAATTGTGCAATCATTGTGATCTTGCATGTTACCATACATCCTCTTCTTTTTAGTTCTATACGGATGTTATTAGCGGAGTTTGCACTTGTATATGGACCTTTCACGGTACCGGAATCGTAATTGCGATACGCATATATGCTTATACGTGGGGATGCAGAATTTCTTGCATATATCATTTCATCCTCAAACTGGATTGTCGTTGCTTTTCTCGTATTTTCATTTGTAAACATGATGTTTTGCAAGTTCACGCTCATAGTAGCTCGATCTGTTGTCGGAGCCTTACCAGAGAAAGCCAAATACGCATTACTCAATGACGCAACATTTTCCACTGCTCCTTGCACGATTTTCTTGCTAATAATCTTTCCGGATGTAACATCGATAAGCATTGTTCCATTCTTATCCTTAATAAGTCCGGCAGTTACAGTTCCAAGATCTGCCGCTATCGCACTTAAAGTCTGTGCGTTTAAGTTATCAACAGAAATATAATGGATCACCCACCTACTTCCATCCCACCGCTTGATCGGCTGACCGGATGCTGTCTGCCATAACTGGCCAACTTTAGGATTTGACGGAGCCGTAGAAGATACAATTATGCCACTTGGTCCTGTTGCTCCTGTAGCACCGGTCGCTCCCTTATCACCATATACTCCGATGATACATGGTGCTGATTGATACGTGCTACCATTTGTATAGGTAACAACTTCATAATTCCACAGATATTTTTTTGACGCCGTTATTGCTTGTACAGTTGTAGTCCATCCTGATGTGGACGCCGACACACCGCTTCCGCTTGCCGTTGCAAGATAATAATTCGTGATAGACTTTATTCCGTTTCCAGTTGCCCCTTGCGGTCCCGTTGCACCAGTTGCCCCCTGCGGTCCTTGTGGACCGGTAGCCCCTGTTGTTCCTTTGTCTCCGTATATCCCGATTATTTTTGGCGTAGTGGTCGCTGTCGTATTATCTGTAAACGTAAATTTTTCATAGTTCCACAAGTATTTATTTGTTGCTGTCATCGTAGGAATTGATGTACTCCAACCGCTTAACGCCGTTGTAATTCCTGTTTTTGCGGAAGAAATCAAATAATATTCCGTAATAGTTTTTATCCCTCTTCCAGATGCCCCCGCCGGCCCCTGTGGTCCCGTTGCTCCTTGTGGTCCTGTCGCACCTTGTTCTCCTTTAATCTTCGCCCACTTATAAGATCCAACACTTGCAGGATCGGACTGATTGTAATCCACGCAAGTACCAATATACGTTCCTACATCTTCTCCGCTGTTTCCGGTAAATGTTTTCCCTCCATCGTTGGAATATTTAATGTGCAGATAACTTGTCTTGCCGTTTGTACCGTTCGTCCCCGGAATCCCCTGTGTTCCCTGCGGTCCTTGAAGTCCTTGGAAACGTGACCAGGTATATTTCTTTGGATCCGTGCTATCTTCCTGTGTGAAGTCTACGTAAGTACCAATATATGTGTTAGGTATCTCTGTCATCTGGTTAGAGGTGGTTGGATTCGATACTGCGGAATACTTGATGTGAAAATAGGTGCTCTTCCCTTTAATATTGGTTCCGCTTGGTACAGGTCTGCTATCTAAGACAGGTGCTGTCTGCTTATAATTTCCTTTCTGCCATGTATATCCTGTTGGCTTAGGTGTCCAGTTGACCACAAAATCAGTCTTTACAAAATATTTACCGCCACCTCTTAAATATAATACAGGGATTGATCCATAAGTCAGTTGTGTATAGCTGGCAGGCGACACTGAACAGAATGAATACGTGTCTGCATAAATAATACATTCGCCAGAAGTAGTTCCCCACCCAGATCCAATGGAAGCCAGATCTAAATTCACCGAGAACCCGCTAACATGTGTACTCCAGGATGGTTTTGTTCCACTATTTAAAGACACATTAACCAAAATACGATTATAAACACTCGTTGGAAGCTGACTCCCCACAACGGGATACCATTTATTTACATCGTAAGTTTTGGTATCAGATAAGTCTATCGTTGCTGATGATCTCCAGTAGTTTACACCTGCAGCTCCAGTATCTCCTTTGGGACCCTGTATCCCCTGTTCACCCTGGGGACCTTGTACCCCTTGCAGACCGGGAACTCCCTGTGGACCACGTTCCCCCTGTTCGCCTTTGATCTTTGTCCATGTATACTTCGCAGCATCTGTACTATCTGCCTGTGTATAATCTGTATACTGCCCGATATAGAGCTTATTTGTACCATCCGTGGTGGAAAATCCCGTCTTGCCATCTGCACTGTTTGCGTAGGCGATATGTAGATACGTGGTCTTTCCATCAGCTCCCGGCTTTCCGGGTGTTCCGTTTTCCCCGTTTGCGCCTTTGATCTTGCTCCATGCGTATTTTGTTGGGTCTGTGCTGTCGTTCGGAATAAAATCGACATACATTCCGATATATTCCCTATTACTGTCGGACACGGAAAAATCTGTCCTACCGTCTGCGCTGTTCGCATAGGCGATGTGGGTGTACTGTGTTTTTCCGTCCTTCCCATCTTTTCCCGGGATTCCCTGATCCCCTTTTGGACCCTGTATACCATCCAATCCCGGAGCGCCTTGTGGACCCGGAGGTCCCTGTTCGCCTTGCTCTCCTTTCTCACCTTGCGGACCCTGTTCTCCGTCTTTTCCATCCTCTCCATCCATTACATCTGTAATCGTAACCTCGTAATACCCACGTTTTATCCCATTTTCCATAGCCTCAAACGAGTACACCGCCTTTGTATCCACGTCCGTAGCATTTACCGTAACGCTCTTACCAACATAAAACTCATGCCCATCCTTGCTCCATCGGAATTGTAGCTTGTCTGCCACATCCACGCCGTTATCGTAAGCGTAAGCTGTCAGAGTAGTGCTACCGATGCCATTTTTAAAGATAATGCCGTTGTTTGTTGAGATAGAGCAAGTATAAACCTTATTTTTATTAATAAGGTCTTGCATCCTCTGTAATAAGCTGTCTGATATTTCCGATGTCAGCTCTTTGTAGTTTGTAAATACCGTCTTTGCTGTCTTTGGATTTGTAAGACTGCGCACCTGTTCGGACACTCTCGCCTGTAGATAAAGCACTGGTGTCCACTCCTGATCCTGCATCCTCACGGTGTCCCCGATGTTGGTGTCAAAATATCCATCAACCTCGTAGGTCACTACTGGTTCGGATGCTGTTTTAAGATCAGACAGAGCCATGCTATAGAGCTTGTCCTTGCTGTCTGTATCGTACTCTTTTCGCATCAGGATATAAGCATCAGCCTTATTTACGATATTGGATGGGAACCGGTCCCTTGCCTGTGGTGCCCGGATGATTGCGCCGTCTGTAAAGTACTCGATATTGCCGTTTTCATCGTATTCTTTCTTGTCAAGACCATTGATTGTCAGACCGTCCTTTCCGGTCGGCTGGATGCAGGTGTAAAGCTTCTCGGCATCTGTGGTTTTTCGAATTCCGGTAATTCCTTTCCCGTACCGCAGTACAATGTCATTCCGGTATTCTCCGACTCCGCTGTCTGTATCGGAGTGTTTCCGATATACATTTAGGACAATCTCTTTTAAAGAGTAGTCTCTGTTCAGTACTGTCTCAAATTCGATCTCCGCAGAAAAGACATTAGCCAGGGAGAATAATCTCTTTAATACGGACGTTGTACCTGTCCATTCGTTGGTGATCCGTTTGTCCGACACCTCATTGAGTCCCAATTTAAGCGTTCTCTCAGCATCAAAGACGGCGAGGTACTCTTCAAAACTCATGGCTTTTCCAGCTTTGTATTCTCCAGCATCCTCGTTAATAAGCTCAAACGACAGTGACCATGCCGTAGCAGTAATCGTCTGTTCCGTTTTATCGGTATTTACAATGTTTAAGTAGTATGATTTCCCCTTGTAAGTAAATGCCACCTTATTCCCAGCTTTGATATGCTGTGCGTCTGGATGCTTTGCATTTACCGTAAAAGTGTAAGTATTCGCCGTACCCTGTAAGTATTCGTGTAGATCATCATTCCAGTAGTGCATGGACTTTTTATGTGCATTATCCATAAACGCTACTGGCGTGTTATTTGCGCTTAAAATCGCAATTCTGATGTTATCCATTACAAATATACCTCCCGTATTTTTGCTTTAATATGCGGCGGTGGAGATGAAAAGGAAGAATAGCAGAACTGGACTTCCGTTGTCCCCGGTGGAACTTTTGGATAATTGGATCCATTAATCTCATCTCCTTTTGCCGGCATCCCGTTTACATAGACCTTTGTACTCTCTCCGTCTATAGACACCACATCTCCGGCACGATACCGGTTCGGCACATCCTTATACTTATCGACATTGTCTTTCCGGAATCGGATGCTTTTTAAATAGTTGTGTGTGACGTACTGGTTTGATAGATTTCGGTCTCCCCACTGCCCGATCCAGATCTGGATTTTTTCGCATTCCATATCCTTTATTTCCGGTATGTTTCTCTCCATATAGCTTCCATACCAGAAAATCCGCAGCTTTTCTCCCTCTTTTAAAAAGTCATTATGGCATCCCATTTTTAGGTTAAACGGATTGCCCTCGTAGGCTGTCGGCTGGAATTCTTCTCGTCTGATTAAGGTGTTCCCGGGGGCAAACCACTCGATACGTGCCGTATTTCCCGTGGAATCACTCTTGTTAATAGACATGGCACAGATCACTTTGTTATCTCCGGTCAAAAAAGCGATTGTCTGCGCTCCTGTCTGCCCCATCAAGCCGGTTTCGAACCAGTGCTGGGTGTAACAGTAAAAGTTCTTCGCTCCACGTCTGCCCTCGCTGTCCACCGGGATAGTAAGGGTTTTCATTCCACCGTTCCAGTATCCGGATGTTGCTTGTCCACCTTTTAATGCCATCACATTGTATCCAGCAACATTCTTGACTTCAAGTGTTCCCTGTGTGGTGTTTTCCGGATTCTGATAAGAGGTCCCATGATCGTCTTGAAACAGACTGTAACCGTTAAACAGTTCTTCAGATGCTTCGTAATTCTCTCCGTCCGCCTCTTCTTGCTTGCCTAGCTGGATCACTCCATACTGGCTTACCAGTCCGATAAAGCCGTTTTCGTGCTGATGTGCGATCTCGTAGTCCACATCCGCCCACTCGGTACCGTTGTTTTGGATGGTGATTGTCTGGTAGCCGTCTTTTTGTACTCCGTCAAAGGTAAATTCTGCGGTTGAGTACGCTACCCCATCCGGAATGAGCCATGTGATTGATCCGCTACTGTACATGTCATCCTCTTCCAGTACCGGCTCTCCATCTACAATCGCGTCATAATAAATAGTCGGCTCGTCAGAAAATATCAATCTTTTCGGTTCATCACTGTGCAGAATCTCTGCCATCCTCCGGCGGAACTCGCTTAATTCCCTTGCTGTAGAGTTCGCAATCTGAAACTCCATCACGATCTGCTTTGGAGAGTATGTGGAATACAGAAATTCTCCAGCATTTATGTTTTCGATACTTCTCGTGTTGTTTGTTATAGACGGCGTTAAATTCCGGTCAAGCCTTGTAATCTTAACCGGAATCTCCACGCCTCCATATGTTGCTTTAAGCAAGCCCAACTCTCTCACCTCCTAATAGTTTCTCGAAATCATCCATCTTTTTTATCATCGGTCTTGCATATCCAAACGTCTGCTGTGCGACAACTCTTCCGTCCAGCGTCGTTGTCAGATTGATATTTAGATTAATATCCTTTTCGCCCATAATCTCCAAGATTGATTCCTTAATATAGCCTTTTAACGATCTCAGCGGCGTGATTGCTTCTGCTTCTCTTTCCGCAGCACCACCGATTCCTCCAGACGGCATCTGGAATAATGCTGGTTTCGTAAGGATTCCACCATCTTTAAACCATTTCACGTCCAACATCGGCAGACTCGGTAATAGATCGGACAAATTGATATCTCCAATACCATCCTCGTACCCAACTCCACGATAAGCAGCCGCAAGGCTTCCATACGTAGACACTGCGTACCGGATGGATGCAAGCATATTAGATAGTGGATCGTATATATTTTTGTCATATCCAGCCATCGCATAGGCTCTAAATGTTGGGTCAATGACCTGCATGAGTCCCTTAGATGGCGTTCCATTAATCGCGTTGATATCCCAGTTGTTGATCGCATTCGGATTTCCACCGGATTCTGTCTGCATCTGGTACAACAATCTCTGTAAATTTGCTTCTGAATACTGCCCTGTCATCTGCAGTGCTCTTATTGCAAGCGTTCTCCACTGCTCCACACCGGCACTCGGATTGTAATTAACGTTCGATTGCGTATCAAAAATTCCATTTACAAATCCGACCACGCTGTCAAACACCGTATTCACCGCTCCTTTCGCAACGGAAATCCAAGGTTCAAACGCTCCAGACAAATCTGTAAATTTATCGATTGCAATCTGCACGATTTTGCTCGGGTGAGTGATATAGTCCCACACACTTCCGGTAAAGTCTTTAACTGTATCCCAGATCCCGCCAAAAAAGTCGCCGATTCCACTTGCAAAGTGCGGAAGTTCTTCCAGAAAACTCTTTGTCTGGTTCGCCGGCATTATCTTTGTTCCTTTTTTCATCGGCAATACCACATCACGTCCTTCTGGGATGAACGGTTTTCCGTCCGGAGGTATAATCATTTCTTTATATGTAGAGCCTTTCTGGTCATTTACGACACCAATCGTATCTCTTTGTAGTCCGTCTGTTCCGGATGCGAATTTCGGATAATTCCATTTATCGAATCGCATGTCCGAACCAACTGCATCCAAAATCCAGTTTACTCCTCCGATTACTCCATTAACTGCTCCGCCAATAACTCCAACAATGGTATTTGCAATCCCTTTTAAAATCGCACCAAGCGAATCTCCTAAGGCTTTGAATCCAGCTTTTAAACCGTTAAACATCCCCTCGAAAATGTCATTTATTCCGCTGCATAGCGTTTCGATGTCTCCTGTAAAGATTCCGGCAAATGTTTTTATAATTCCTTTTATCGTTTGGAATGCAGAAGAAAACACGCCTTTAATCAATTCGAATGCCACTTTGATAATGTCAACGATAGTTCCAAATACTCCATCAAAAAGACCTTTAATCACTCCAAGCGCCGTATTGATAAACGGAGAAATGAATGCGAATAGATTTTGAACAGCTTCCATGATTTGCGCTCCATATTCATTCCAAAATCCGGTAATTGCGGAAAGCGCATCTTGAAACGCGTCTTTAATAGCCTCCAACGCAGGTCCGATATAGGTGTTATATACATTCTCTGCAAATTCGCTCACTGCACCTATTACAGTATCTATAAAACTTTTAATGTCATCTCCAAACACACTTAAGACCATTGCTATAGCAGATATCGCACCAACAACTTTTAGTGCTGTTCCGACGATTGGCAACAATATACCTCCAAGCATCTTTATAATTGCAATAATAGGGGCAATCGCTAATGCAATCGCAGACAATCCAGCAAATACCTCGATGAAATTACGAACCGGTTCCGGCAATTTTTCGAACTGCTCCATCAAATCTGCGAATATTTCAAACACTGGTGTCAGCATTTCCGCGATATCCTCTCCAATCGGAGCGAATGCATCAGAAACCTTTCGCATAGCTGCTTCCATCTCCTGCGCAGATGTAGTCGTGTTATCCTGTAATTCCTGTGCTTTTCCGCTTACATCTGTATATGCATCGCCAACAGATGTAAGAGACTCAATAACCTTTGTACCACCGTCTTCTGCCATTGTTCCGAATGCAATAGCCGACTTATTCAGCTTATCCTGTTGATTTTCAGTGCCCTGAATATCTTTCACAATTTCGTCTATGACCTGTTTCTGTGTAGCTCCTCCTTGCTGCCATTGCGAAAAAGCATCTTTCACAGACTGACTCCACTTTCCTGTGCCTTCCTCTAATTGCCCTGTTTCCTCATTCAAATTCCAGAACGTGTCTGAAATCGTTCCATCAGAAAGTCTCGTTGTCACTTCGTTGATTGAATCATTTACCTTGTCAAGATTATACGCTCCGCCTTCAAGACCGTTCTGTAATAGCTGGAAATATTCCTGTGCAGAATATCCCGCTTCCGCAAATTTTCCAGAATACTCAGACAGGTTATCTCCTAACTCATTCGTCTTGTCGAGTCCATCCTGAGTCCCAGCAACAAGCATATCCATTGCATCTTCCGCTTTCATCCCGAAATGCTTCATTAGCCCGTTGACACCTCGTAGACTCTCTGTCATGTCAATTCCATAGGTTTCTTCCAAGACAATAGCTTGTTCCGTAATCTTTTCGAGCGTCACATCATCTAAGCCTTTTAAGTTGTCTTTCACGATGATAACAGCTTCCGCAACTGCATCCATGGAATCTCCGAGTCCATGTTCGTAAACTCTCTTAATCAAATCTGCACTGTTTTCTGCAACTTTTCCGGTTTCATCAAACCTTGCGTTTACTTTCGCAGTTGCATCTTCAATATTCTGGAAACTTTCAACTGCTTTTTCTCCGATTTCAAAGAATTTATCTCCAACGCCAGAAAGCTGATCGGCTGCTTCCAATAAATTCCCAGATGTTACCGCATCTTCAACTCCCTCAATAGCATCTGTGGCATCATCTGAACTTGTTTTGAGCTTGTCGATTGCAAGTCTCACTTGATCGATTCCAGATTCATCAATCTGGTTCAGTGCAGTTTTTAGTTTTCCGATATCAGAATCAGCACCGAGTACTGACCTGCCTATCTTGTTAAGCGCTACTGTCAGATCGTCACTGTTCGCCGTTCCATTTTTTATGGCATTCGTCAGCCTCGTTCCGAGGATGTCCTGAAAATCATCTAGGGACTTTCCGGTTGCTTCAAACAGCGTCTGCAACTGCTTCGTGCTTTCTTTTAGGGATTTCTGCTCAGTCTCCATTCGACTAATCTGCGTGGTGTAAGATTTTAAATCCTGTTCCGTCTTCGCAATTTCCCTCTGAAATTCTCGGTATTCTTCTGCTCCAATGTCACCAGATTTGAACTTCTTTTCTACTTCTCCCTGTGCCTGCTTTAAGGCTTCCAGCTTTTCCTTGGTATTTTCGACCTGTTTACTTAATAACTCCTGTTTCTGTGCAAGCAACTGCGTATTCTTCGGGTCAAATTTTAATAATTTATTTACAGAGCTTAATTCGCTACCAAGACTTTTTGATGTATCTTCCGCGGATTTCAAAGCTTTGCTGAGTGCCGTTGTATCCGCACCGAATTTAATTGTGATTCCTTTTATCTTCTTTGCCACTTTCTCACTCCTTTAAAAGTTATCAAAATCTTCCTGTGTTGCTTTTCTTGCAGTGGGCTTTTCATCCTTTTTCTGATTGTCGATATACTCCTGCACATAGTCCAGACAGTCTCCGATCGTCATTTCTTCCATGTCTTCGCTGGTTAATCCAACCTGTCGGCAAACATAAAAAAAAGACTCATTCGTAAACGGTTCTCCGCTTGATGAATCTTTGTCACTTATTTTTTTTTACTTGTCGGCATGGTGTCTGTAAGCAGATCCTTTACTTCCCCCATGATTTCATTGAGCGGGAATACTTCGAATCCATCCAACCACTCCAATGGATCAGGAATCGTCCTGTCTGCTGTTTTCGCCATTGTCCAGATGATGTCGTAAAATACTTCCATGTCCATGTGGTCAAGAGAAGCAAAAGAAATATCCTGTATTCCAAAATTCCTTTTCGTTCCTTTTCCAAACACTTTCGCTACTTTCATCAGGTCTGCAAAATAATCTCTTCCAAACTGCGCTTTATATCTCTTCGGCAACGCTGCTGTTGATTTTAATTTCACTTGTTTTTCGTCAATGTAAATTGTTTTTTCCATAACATCCTCCACTTTTTCTATTTGGGCAGATCACTCCGCCCTTTATTTCGCTTTACCTACTTTTGCCTTTCCAATCTTCCCCCTGCCTACCAAGGCGAGGTCTTCAGGGGGTGCTATTCCCCCGATTTTTCATATACTGTTGTATACCAAGAGTTATATGTTGCTTCGTCAACTCCTGCCGCTGTGGATGCTTTAACTAAGTTGTCTGTCGGTCTCGGACTTGCCACAAGCGAAAGTTCTGTTGTGTTCGGTTCTCCACTGTCTTTTGTTGTACTTCCGACAGATGGTCTGTTTACAGAGCAGTAATAAAAAAGGTGTCTAGTTGCCTTGGCATCTCCCTGAAATTCAAACATCAGTGCGATATTCGCTACCTGTGCGTCAGAGTTTTCGAGAATCACACCTTTTTCTGTTTTCTCCTCTTTTAACACTTCTGTCCGGAATTCTTCCGGTACTCTTGCAAGCGTAAGTGTACCCTCGTATCCCTGATTATTTGCGTTGGTGTAATAATCAATATCATCTGCTTTAAACCGGATCAGGTCACCGCTCTTGTCGAATGTGATACTTACCGCTCCAGGTAATCTCTTGGGCGATCCGTATGTGATTTTTCCGCCTTCTCCTTCTGTAATAACAGCGTAATAACAGTTTCTTAACCCGAATTCTACTTTGTTTTCTTTTCCTGCCATGTTCTTTACCTCCTATATTTCAATTTCATATGCTTTCAAATACATATTTTCAGATTCTAAAAAACTCTCGTACGACTCATACTGGAGCTCATTGTTATTTAGTAGTTGCTTTACTTTTTTCTCTAACTGCAAGTCTTTCTGATCTGTGTATACCTCGATCGTGACGGCATATCCCTCGTAATACACGGTGTCATCCGCATAAAATCCGATATCCTCGTCCACATAGTATACGATGTACGGTAATTCTGGTACTTGACCGACTGCAAAACAACGATACGCAATCGGAAGATTGAGTGATTTTAACTTGTCTTTTAATTCTGGCAATATCATTTCACAGTCTCCTTCCCAATTCTTCTACATATTCTTTCACGCATTTTTGCTCCACTTCTTCAATATGTGGATACGCCTGTACTTGTCCTATCTTCCTACCGCCACGCTTTAATTGATGTCCTTTTTCCAGCAAATGTGTCAGTCGATATGTCGGATCTTTATTGTATACCGTGATTCCGCTTCTACCTGTTGTTCTTGTCCAATTTTTCGCATAAGTTCCGCCATTTTTACTTTTTGGACTTTCTGCTTTGAGCATTCTCACAGCTTTCTCCGATGCATTCATCGCGACATCAGCAGTTGTTTCCTTTACTTCCTCTGTATATTCTTCCATCTGCCGCATAATTTCTCTTGCGAGTTTGTCAGCACTTATGCTTTCGCTCATTTTTCGATCCTTTCCGTACAGGTCAATTCCAGTTCTTCTGCGCTGATCTGATACGTTTTCACCACTTTCAGTTTCTTTCCGTGGAATCGGATATACCTCTGTCCTTCATATTCATAAGGATGCACGATTAAAATCCCTGAAATTTCCATGTTGTTCTGTCCAGCAAGGTAGAACTCATTTCTGGACACTTGCTCTTTACAGCACCAGATCTCCTGTTCCGTTTCAATCGGTACTTGCTGACCGATCTCATCCTCTTCATACCCGTTGGAAGATATCAATACTACTTTTTCATCCCATGTTCGATTCATTCTGCACCGCCTTAATCATCAGATTGTTCAACCGAAACCGGATGCTCCTCGGAATCACTCCATCTTCTGGATGATTGTACTTCCACGTAGCCCAATCCAGCACAAGCAGGATGTGGTCATATCTTTCTTCCGTAATACGAACGCCGCATACATTTTCGCATTCGTCCAGAATACCATCTATGATCGCATAAAGGACGGAATCCCTACTATCTGTAGAGATTCCAAGTCTGTCTTTTAATAGTTGCAATACAATCACTCTCATAAGCATACTCCTTATGAATTCGCCATGATCCCCTGTTTTTTCATCTCCGCAAGAATCGCATTGATTTTATTTTTCAGGTCAGTCGCTGTTTCTGTGGACAAATCTGCAATCAAAGCCATCTGTTTTACGCCACCAAGCGTTGTTTTATTCGCCGCTGGAAGAGTGTAACTTGGTCCCGCTGGTCCCTGTGCGCCCGGTTCTCCCTTGTCTCCTTTTGCGCCTGCAGGTCCTTGAATCCCCTGTTCTCCTTTTGCTCCCGCCGGTCCTGCTGGTCCTGCTGGTCCTGCTGGTCCTACTGGTCCTACCTGCTCATTCTTCACGCCCTGCTCTAACTTATTCAGTTTCTCTGCTGTAATAACGTCATCATTATTCCATGTAGTTGGTGTATATGCCATTATTATTACCTCCGTCTCTTATTTTGTTTTACCTACTTTTGCCTTTCCGACTTTCCCTCTGCCAACTAAGGCTACATCGTCAGAGGGAATTATTCCCCCGGTGTGTATGTAATGTAGAATCCGGCATTTGTATCTGTTTTCTTGACATCATATCTCACAATACCGGCAAGCAGTTTTCCGTAAATCTGGTTGTCTACCCATTCAACGCTTGCCTGCTTGCGGTCAAAAAATGCGCAGAATGATTTTGGATCGCCAACAAAACCTTTCAGTTCTCCAGTTTCTGCGATCATATCGTCGTCCAGAACAACTACCTCTCTTCCAAACAGCATTTTCCCACTTGCGGAAGTGATGGAATCTTGCAGTAGATATCTTCCGTTTTTGTCTTTCAACTTGTCCAGCTCGGCATACAAGGAAGCTGAAATGATGAATTTTACAGGATACACTTTCTTGATTTCTTTGTTCACCAAATCTTTCAACCCATCCAGCCCTGTAACACTTTTCGCTGTTGCACTCTTTAATACAGTTGCGATATCTGTATTTCTTGTATTTCTGGACTGGTCATTGATTTCATCCCGGATCAGACCTGTTACATCATAGTCAGCGTCATCAATAGCCTCCTGAGAAATCGGAATATATCCTCTTCTTGTTGCGATGCTATAGTCGATATTTGAGATTTTTGGTTTGGAAAGCTCTGGGTTCTGTTCCAGTTCTTCAACAGTAGACATTTTACTTCCAGATTTCGCAATTACTGGATATTTTCCAGATGAACTGTTTACGCTTACATTCTTCACGTAATTTCCCAGATCCACTACATCTTCCGGCTTTTTCTGAACAGCCAGCATTTCTACCGGGATCAGGATTCCTGCATCTACTTCTTTAAAGCCCCCTTCTCTCACCTGCCCTTTTGATTTTACAAATGAGTTAATCGCACTTCTCATTTCTTCAATTTCTTCTTCATTTCTTCTACCCATGTCTTTTTTCTTCTCCCTTCTTTCCGGTGTTTTTTCATACTCCTTCATCTGCTCGCGAAGTTCAGATAATTTCGTCTCTAATTCACTTTTTCTTTCGTTGTGAGCATCTCTCTCCTGCTCGAACTTCTCGATCTCTCCATCAACAACACCTCTTTCCTCTTCGGTGTTCGCTTCACTGATCGATGTTTCCAGTTCCTTTTCTCTTGTTTCAAAATCTGCGTCTTTTCCACGCATTTCTTCCAGTTCCTTTTCTTTGTCTGCGATCTGTTTCGCAAGCATCAACTGTCTTAAAGCCATTACTTTTCTCCTTTCAGTCTTTTAATAGCGTTGTTTCTCCACTGCTCCACTTGTTTCTCTCTGTACTGCTCCACCTGTGCGTGTCTCGCCTGTACGCCCGTATCTTCATAAGCCGGGAATGTGCATACAGACACTTCGAGCAGATCAACTTCTTGTATTGTCCATTTCACAGTGCCATCATCTCTCCAGTCCGTTTCCTCACGCACGATGTTAAAACCAAACGAGCACTGATCCACATCTCCACGCTTTACCCTCTCATACAGGTTCATTGCGTCTGAATCATTTTCATTGATATCAATTTCGCCCCATAGACCTCTTGTATCGGTTCTCAGATGTAAAGTTCCGACTTTTGTTCGTCCAAGCACAAGTGTGTCATCATGGTTTGTCAGAGCACGGATGTCGTTGCTCATGGTGTTCGCAAATGCTTCTGGTGCAATCTCTTCATAGGCTCCCGGCCACAACTCTGTTTCGGAATTAAACACAGCGAAGTATCCGGAAATTGTTTTCTTTCCGTCCTCCGCTTCTCGTGTTTCAAACTCCGCTTTCCACGATCTGGTTAAGTTTTCTTTTTTTCGTTCTTCCACTATTCATCACCTCCTCTTAGCTTTTTCTGTTCCCCGATCATCCCCTGTGGAATGAAGTTTTCAAGGATGATTAGATCATTCAATCCATCTTTCGGAGAGTCACCAATCAAGTTCAATACATCATTTCCTGTATAAATTCCTCGGATATATAGGTTCATGCCGATTTCTGCAAGCTCTTTGGTGTCATAAGCCATCAAACTCTTTGAGTTGCATTTAAAGTACCAATGCGGGCTCTGAATCAAACCTTTCGTAAGTGTCTGTTGGAATACGTCCGCAATCGACTTCACTCGCGTACGGACAAAGTTGTTGTATTCATCCTTGTTAAAACTTCCGACCCCAAGAAAAAAAGGCGGCACATCCAACAGGGATGCTACCGTCCTCTTATCAATCTCGACCGATTCATTGATTGCGATATCCTTAAGGGATAGTGGTTTTACCTCTGATACTTCTAAAAACTCTGCTGGTATGATCCACGGCTCACCCGGTTTCGATTCTTTCAAATATTTTTCTTTAATTTGCTTTCTTCCGGCTTCATTTGCGAAATCTTCCGACATTGCATCTACCTTAACAATGACGTTTGGCATGTATTGACCGCTCATAAAAGATTTCTTAGTCGCATTCGCTTGTTTCAAGTTCGATGCAATATCTTTCAGAGCCAACCTGTACCCGGTTCCCTTCCACGGATATTCTGGGTTCGGGTTGATTGCAAAGTGCAGCACTTCGCTGGGATCATATTCTTCGCTTCCGTAAATCACCTTATATCCCGTCTGTGTCTCTTCAAAACTTGTCATAGACGGCTTTAATGGGATCAACTCGTCAATGTATCCATCTCTCATCACCGGTAGGACAACTGCGTTCCCGTCACCCGGCAACAACATGGAATATACAATGTTGTATACCCATGCTTTTCTTGTCATTAGCGAATATGGATTGATATCTATCTTTCGTGATAACTCATTCTTAATTCGGATATCTCCATGTGGACCATTTTCCATTAGGTGGATTGTCATACCGGAAACAAGATCGGCAATCTTCTGACACGCTGCCCGAATTTCTGGATTCTGCGCCAGCGTTGTGTACCCTGACGGCAATAAAAAATCAGAGAACGTAGCTCCCTGATACACAAATACTTTATTCTGTGGTTCTGATCTAATGCTTTTCTGCTTCTTTTTCTTCGCCATTTCAATCTCCTATTCTCTCTTTAACCATTTATTTGCTGCATTTCCAAGTGCCATGTCAGCCAACATCTGACAGCACGAAAAGACCCCTGCATCGAATAAGTCAATTCGTCTTACTCCACCGTCTCCATCTACTTTCTCGTATTGGATCATGTCATCCACTTTTTCGATTGCCCTTACATTTTGTACGCAATACTCAAAAGCATCCGAATGTAGATAGTAAAATTTCTTATTCTTCACTTTCACTTCGATATGCCGGAATCCCTCAGACTTCACGTAAAAATACTGTGGCTGATCTTGAATCTTAAATCCAGATTTTTTCATTTTTAAGAAAAACTCTCGTCCGAATTTCTTGTCGAATCCAACAATTTTTATTTTGAATCCCATCTTTTTCATAGAGATAAACCAATTCACAATATCATCTGGGAGCACTGTAGCTGTATTACTCATCGTCAGCCATCCATCCTCTTCCCATCCAAACAGCGGGATGCCATCTTCATCCGCTTTTTTAATTGCGGCCGCCCTCGGGAAGAACGCATGTGTGATACAGATATCAACATCTTTGTACGTTCCGTAAATTGCGCCTGCGGTCAGATCGTGAAGTTTCGACAAGTCGGCTCCGCCATACCATGTAATCGGCAGTTTTGCCAATTCTTCCAGTGTCCAGTTGTATTCATCATCGGATGATCTGAACTCGTTAATGTCAAAGTATGCATTCAGAGCATTTGTAAAGATATTCAGAGTTTTATTCAAATATTCTGCTCTTAGCTGTGGTTCATTCATTGCCTGCGCTGCATCATCCATCAGCTCATCTACTGTAACAGTAACTCCAATTGACGGCGTACACATCTGTAGCACTTCCGGATCATCCAGTGTCGTGATTTCTCCTTTGCTATTCAGGACATTTCCCTCTTTATCCTGATCTGCTTTACAGATAAAAATAAAATATGAATCATATGCCTTATCTGTAATTGTTCCGTTCAATACATCGTGCAGTGTTTTGATTCTGTTTGCGAGAAACCCATCCGGAATATCACCTGCAGTAGAAATACCAATCAGAAGTTTGTTTCTGTATGCTTTCATTGCATTCTTCATCAGGATGTATTTCTTGGCACCAGCTCTCTTCCACGAATGCAACTCATCCAGAATCAGACAGTTACAGTTCAGAGAGTCCAACTTATCTTCTTGGTTGGCAATCGCATACATTTCTGCGGTACCATCTCCGAAATCAATACTAATGGAATGCTCTTGGTTATTGTCTCGGATTCTCAGCTTATCAACATCTCCTCGTAAAGTCTCAACGTTATCTACCAAAAATCCAAAACTTTCCATTGTCTGCTTTACAGAGTTTGCAACAATGTATGTCTTTGCGCCGGAACATCTATCCAAAATACTCTTTGCATCAGCAAGCGCAGCACTAAAGGATGTTTTCCCCTGTTTTCTCGGTAAAAAAATAAGCGCTTCGTTGAAACGCCTGATGTCTGTTCCTTTTCGAAAGAATCCAAACAGATTCACACATACAAATTTTTGCCAGTCGGTCAGCAACATGGGAGTGCCCTTGAAGCTGACTCCATTCTTGTCCTCGCCCTGTACATGGTGGATAGTCTCCTCAATCAAATCGATCACAAAATCGAATTGATCGCTACGGAAATCCAGATCATCTCTTTCAAGGTCTGTTAGAAATCTCCTGCACGCAAGAACTCGATCCTCATTCGCCAGTATTTTTTTATTCGCGATATCCTCCGCATAGCGAACAGCCGTATCGAAATGCGGACTGTTAATATGGGATAAGTCCATTTACTTCCCCTGTTGTTTTTCCAGTAATAATGCAAATGCAGATTTCTCTTTTTTCGGCTGTTCAATCTCCGCATTGTACGTTTTTGCATTTAGCATCAGTCTGTCAGAATACGTCCCAATATCTTTTCGGAGGTTTTCAAGACTCACGAGAATAGGGCTTTTTTTACCCCCACTTTTCTCTGTATCCAGAATCACTTCGTATCCAGATTCTTCGAACTGTTTGCTCAGCACATTGTACTGGTAAATCATATCTGCATAGATCTCAATGACCTGTTTGTACTGCACTTTGTAGGTTCCGAGCTCTTTCATGTATTTAACTGTTCTGTCGATGATTGTTTGCCTTTGCGGTATGTATCTTGCCACCTATTCTCACCTCCTTATCTGTCGGAAAATTTATTTTCAGAATCCCGCGCTATTGGAAAGAGTCCTCTCTCCCGATTCTCCTATGCTCCTGCTGCTACCTCAAAGGGAGGGGGGATACCTCAATCTCTTCCATTTTCATTTCCATTCCAACTTTATCTTTGAACCATTCGACCATGCTCTTTGCTGTTTCTTTATTCATCGTGATTATTTTCATTTCTATTTCTTCGGTTTGGAATGCTTTATCTACATCTATGCTGTAGCTTGCAAATATGTCATCATCATGTACGTCTACGCACGCTTGCCCTATCTTATCTAACGTATTCATAACTTCGTATTCACAATCGCTTGCTTTCCCTCTCCACTTCACTGTATACATCTTGATTTTTTCCATGCTTCAAACTCCCTTCTTCTTTTTCTCTGCCAGTACAATCCAGCAGCTGTGACCTTACCTGTCTTCCTGTCGTGCATCCGATCATGTTGCGCAGTGGACATGCTGATGAGATTCCAGTCCGTCAGTGCAAGCTCTGGATACTCTTCCAATGGATAGATATGGTGTACTGCCGTAGCTTCTGCGTATTTACCGTATCTCTTTGACTCTTGGCATTGATAGCTGTCACGCCTTAGTATGTGTTCTCTTTTCTTTTTCCATTTTCGACTCTCATAAAATTTCATCTTTTCCTCACTAGAAAAGCACCCGGCTTTCGCCAGATGCTCTCTACTATTTTCCATTATTTACTTCTTCTACAAACTGCTTCATCAGCTTTGTAAGCTGTGTTCCCATCGCAACACCCGATTCCTTGCAGGCTTCCTTAAACTCTTCTGCTACCTTCTTGTTGATCTTATATGTTTTTGGAACTAACCCTGCTTTCTCATCCCACTTATCTTGTGGTCTCTGTTTCTTTTCTTCATTACCGAGCACGCTCATCCCTCACTTTCTTTACGAGGCAATAAACCAGCTTTGCTATTCCTACAGCAATGAAGAATATTCCTAACTTCCACAACATCCTTTACACAAATGAGCTTTCATGTTATATTTATTTTGAAGAAGGGCTTTCGCCCCTCTTAGCTAATTAAATAGCTTGTCGAGAATCATTAAAAGGATTCCAACGAATAAGTCCAGAATCGCACTGACCGCTAATGTCTTTATATCGATTTTGGACTTTTTCTTTTGTTTCTTCTTGCTCATTTGTATCTCACCTCCTTACAAGTATATAATATCATATACGTATACGTATGTCAATACTTTTTCCAGAGGTTTTTAAAATTTTATAGGACTACCGCAAAATTGAAATATGTAACTTGGCAACTTTACTAGATTATATAACACAAGGAATAACCTTGCAGTAGTCCACAACGGGTATAGCAGGATTCGAACCTGCGACACATCGGTTAACAGCCGATCGCTCTACCAACTGAGCTATACACCCGTAGGATGCCTTTTATTGACATCCTTTACCCTATCCGCACTCGGGTACTGACACTAAATATAGATTACCGAATCTATTTTTTATTTGTTGTCTTTTGCAGATCTGCGGATATCTGCGTTTTGTGATATCACATGTGACTCTTTACTGCTCCCGGTATGCAGTAATATGTCACAATAGCCGTGTGCAGGGATCGAACCCGCTTGTCCCAACTGACCACGGCATAAAAACACCGCCAGACAAGAAAGGGGAGAAGTCCGGCGGTGTTCCGAATGTTTGGAAAGATTGTTTTAGAACAATATATAATCGTTCTAGAATAATTATATCATAAGTAAAATGTTAATTGTGTTAATCTTTCAGATATTCGCTAATTATTTGTGAAATTCTTCCTCTGCTATATCCAATGATGTCTGCAACCTCTTGCTGCTTCTTACCTTCCACAAATGCCAACTCAAATATCTCTTTAATCTCCGGATCATCAATCCCATTTATGTAGTCTTCAACTTCTTTCTGCTCCTTCAGAATCAGTAGCCTATCCGCTTCTTTTCTTCTGATCTGCCGTCTTACATTCTCTTCTTCGTAAGGGTCATACATTTGTACAGACGTTCTCACTTCGGTGTACGGAAAATCTGCGCTGGATCCCGTTACCTTCCCCATGACAACAGTCGATTCCCGTTCACTGAGTTCTTGTATCTGGTTCTCAATCCGGATAAGTCTATCTTTGTTCGGTCTATACTTTTTCAGTGTTTTCTTGTCCAACTCTATCACCTCCCGGAACAGGATCTTTTATGTTGTATTTCTCTGCTATGTACTCCACAGCGTCCTTATTCGTCCTCTCACGGCTTTTAAAATCACAGGCAAAGGCTTTATGCTCCTGTTGCTTTAAAGCGGTCTCACAGGGCTTTCTCGTTGCCATAGTGTATGCTTCTATTTTCTTCATGATGTCCGCTGTCTCCTTTCT